ACGACCACCGCCGGAGGGCAGAAGACAGGCATGCAGGCGTTGCTGGCCGCAGAGGGGCAGTTGGGCGTCAAGCCGAAGATCCTCGGCGCGCCCGGTCTTGAAACGCAGGCCATCACCGCCGCGCTTGGCGTCGTCGCGAAAAAGCTGCGCGGCTTCGGCTATGCCCGCGCCATCGGCGAAACCGTGGCCGACGCCATCCTCTACCGGGCGAATTTCAGCGCCCGCGAGCTGATGCTGCTGATGCCCGATTTCCTTAGCTGGGACACGGCCAGCAGCACCAACATCACCAGCTTTGCCGCCGCCCGCGCCATGGGCCTGCGCGCTCTGATCGATACCCAGACCGGGCCGCACAAGACGCTGTCCAATGTGGCGGTGGAAGGCGTGGTCGGGCTGACCAAGGATATCCATTGGGATATCGAAGATCAGGCGAGCGACGCGGGCCTGCTCAACGCCAAGGAAATCACGGCGCTGGTCCGCACCGACAGCGGCTTCCGCTTCTGGGGCAACCGCACCACGGCGGAAGCGAACAGCCCCTTCGTCTTCGAAAGCACGGTGCGCGTCGCCCAGCTGCTGACCGACACCATCGTCAAGGGCATGATGTGGGCCATCGACAAGCCCCTGACCCCGGCGCTGGCAAAGGACATCATCGAGACGATCAACGGTTTCGGTCGCCAGTTGAAGGCGCAGGGCATCGTCATGGGGTTCAACTGCTGGTTCGATGAAGCGAACAACGGCGTGGACAGCCTCAAGGCGGGCAAGCTGCGCATCGACTATAACTATACCGTCCCGCCGCCGCTGGAAGACCTCGGCTTCAACCAGCGTATTACGGATGCCTATTTCGCCGACTTCGCAAGCCAGCTGGCCGACGCGGCCTGATCCGGCCCATTCATCCCTCGATCACAAGGAAAACGCCCATGGGACTGCTCCGCACCCTCAAGGATATGATGCTGTTCAACGAAGGCCTGAACTATCTGGGCGACTGCAAGACCGTCTCGCTGCCCACCCTCACCCGCAAGACGGAGGAATATCGCGGCGCGGGCATGAGCGCCCCGCTGATGATGGACATGGGCATGGAGGCGATGGAACTGTCGTTCACCTGCTCGGCCCCCATGCGCGACGTCCTGCGCCAGTGGGGCACGCCCACCGTGGACGGCGTCTACCTTCGCTTCGTGGGCAACTATCAGCAGGATGATACCGCCGCTGTCGATACGGTCGAGGTGATAGCGCGGGGTCGCCACACCGAAATCGAAATGGGCGATCAGGAGACTGGCGAAGCGGGCGAGTTCAAGGCCACCTTCGCCGTCGCCTATTACAAGCTGGTCTGGAATGGTCGCACCGAAATCGAAATCGACCCGATCAACATGGTCGAAATCGTCGGCGGCATCGACCGCCTCGCCGAACGCCGCGCCGCCCTCGGCATCTTCTGATCATATCGGCCCGGCGCGCATCGCCGGGTCGCCTTGCCCCTGAAATCTGAGAGAAAATCATGACCGAACCAACCGATCCCCTGTTCCGCACCGTCAATCTCGACGCGCCGATCATCCGCGGCGAAACCTCGTTCGAGCAGCTGAAGCTGCGCAAGCCGCGTTCCGGCGAACTGCGCGGCCTGTCGCTGGTCGATCTCGGTCAATTGAAGGTGGACGCGCTCACCAAGATTCTGCCGCGCATCACCGTGCCGCCGCTGACCGAAGCTGAAGTCGGCAATATGGAAGTGGCGGACCTGCTGGCCTGCGGCGCGGAAATCGGCAGTTTTTTGTTGCAGAAGTCGCAGCGTGCGGCTGTCCTCGATCAGTAGATGACGCGATGGCGGACGTGGCGATCATCTTCCATTGGTCGCCCGCCGACATGGACGGGATGGACCTGTCCGACCTGATGGGCTGGCGCGAACAGGCCGCCCGACGATCCACACCCCCTGAAAAGCCCGGAAAGCGATAATGGCGGACAAGAATCTTCGGCTCCAGATCATCCTTGAGGCGCTGGACAAGGTGACATCGCCCCTCAAGTCCATTACCGGCGCGTCCTCCGCTGCGCGCCGCGATCTGGCGAAGACGCAGGATGAATTGAAGGCGCTGGGCGCCCTGCAAAAACAGGTCGGCAGCTATAAGGCGGCGGAAAGCCGCTTCGCCGACGACACGCGCAAATATCAGGAAACGCAGGTCAGGCTGGCCGCCCTGCGCGAACAGTTGGAGGCGACGGAAAAGCCCACCAAGAAGCTGCGCGACGAGTTCGCTCGCACGGAAAAACAGGCCGCCGCGCTGAACACGCGCATCGACACCGGCGGCGCGGAATTGCAGCAGCTGGCGGCCAAGCTGTCCGTCGCCGGGGTCGATGTGGGCAATCTGGCCGCCCATGAGGATCGGCTTGCCCATCGCACCGCCGAAGCCAATCAGGCGCTGCGCCAGCAGACCGCCCAGCTGGAGAAGGTGGCGAAGGCCAATCGCAATTCGGAAAAGCTGAACGCGGTCAGCCAGAAGGCCACCGGCATGGGCCTCGGCATGGTCGCCGCTGGCACCGCCGCCGGTGCGCCGATCGGCATGGCGACCAAACAGGCGATGACACTGGAAAGCGCCATGGCCGACGTGCGCAAGGTGGTCGACTTCCCGACGCCCGAAGCCTTCAACAAAATGTCCGACGACATATTGGAGATGAGCACCCGCATTCCGATGGCGGCGGACGGCATCGCCCAGATCGTTGCCGCCGCTGGCCGCGCCAATGTCCCGCGTGAGGAACTGATGCGCTTCGCCGAAGATGCGGCGAAAATGGGCGTGGCGTTCGACAGCACCGCCGAACAGGCCGGTGAAAGCATGGCGAAATGGCGCACCGCCTTCGGCCTGACGCAGGATGGCGTCGTCGGGCTGGCCGACCAGATCAACGCCCTGACCAACAGCTACGGCGGCAATGTCGGGGCCGTCACCGAAATGGTGACGCGCATCGGCCCGCTAGGCAAGGTGGGCGGCCTCGCGGCATCCCAGATCGCAGCGATGAGCCAAGTCCTGTCCAGCGTCGGCGTGGAATCGGAAGTCGGCGCGACCGGGATCAAGAACATGATGCTGGCGCTGACCAAAGGCGAGTCCGCGACGAAATCGCAAAGGGCCGCCTTCAAGGCGCTGGGGCTGGACGCCGTGCAAATGTCGAAGGACATGCAGAAGGACGCGGGCGGCGCGATCACCAATGTCCTTGAACGCATCCAAAAACTGCCGAAAGAGGCGCAGGCTGGCATGCTGACCGAATTGTTCGGGTCGGAAAGCGTGGCCGCGATCGCGCCGATGCTGACCAGCCTCGATCAGTTGAAGACCAACTTCGCCATGGTCGGCGACCGCAGCAAATATGCCGGGTCGATGAACAAGGAATTTCTGTCGGCCATCGCGACGACGGAGGGCGCGACCGGATTGGCAGGCAATGCCCTGTCCGCGCTGAACATCACCATGGGCCAGTTTTTGCTCCCCACGATTGTCGAGGTGTCGGGCTATGTTAGCGCGGCGGCTGTCGCGGTGCGTAGCTGGGCGCAGGAACATCCTGTGCTGGCGAAAGGCATCATGATGTTCATGGGCGTGGGAGCCGCACTGCTGATCCTGCTCGGTGGCCTTGCACTGGCTTTCGCAGCGGTCACCGCCGCCGCTGCGCCGCTCGCCGGTGTGCTGACCATCTCTGTCGGCGCTCTGCTGGGGTGGATGGCGGCTGTTGTCGCTGCCATCGCCGCCGTCATCGCGATTGGCTATCTGCTCTATGAAAATTGGGGGACGATCTGGAATGGCATCGTCAGCTTCGCCAAATCGGCCATCAGCGCACTGATCTCGGCTTTTCTCAATTTCACGCCCGTCGGTCTGCTGATCCGCGCCTTCATGCCTGCGCTGGCCTATCTCCGTTCGCTGAATTTTACCGAGATTGGGCGGTTTCTCATGCAGGGGCTGATCAACGGCATAACGGCCCTTTTCCCGAACCTGACAGCAATCATCACCCGGATCGGCACCATGTTGCCTGCTGGCCTTCGAAAGCTGCTGGGCATCCATTCTCCATCACGGGTTTTTGCGGAAATCGGCGGCCATGTCATGGGCGGCCTCAACCAAGGCCTTGCCGCCAATACGTCCGGCCCGCTGTCGCGCATCAGCGACCTGTCGGGCCAGATGACCCGTGCCCTTAGCGTGGGCGCTGTCGGCACCGCCATGGCAGCCGCATCGCCCGCAATGGCGCAAGCCCCCGGCGGCGCTGGGGGAGCCGCGCCCGCTGCCGTGCAGAACCATTACACCATTCAGGTCACTGTCACCGGCGGCGCGCAGGGACAGGACATCGCCGATCAGGTCCGCGAAGCGATCGAGAAGATCGAGCGAGAGCGGCGCGGGCGCGGCTTTGGCGACGATTAAGGGGAAGGCATATGCACTTGATGGCGCTCGGCATGTTCCTGTTCGAAATCGGAACCCTGCCCTATGATGAAATGCAGCGTAAATCGGACTGGCAGCATGCCCGCTCGGCCCGCGTCGGCGCCCGCGACGCGACGCAGTTCACTGGCCCCGGCGACGAGACGATCAGCCTTTCCGGCGCGACCTATGCGGAGATCGCCGACGGGCGCGTCTCGCTCGATGACCTGCGCAGCATGGCGAATGAGGGCGAGGCGCTGCCGCTGGTCGATGGCACCGGCACGGTCTACGGCAACTATGTCATCACCGCGATCGATGAGCGCCATGCCTTCCTGATGGCCGATGGCCGCGCCCGTCGCATCGACTTCGGCATCGATCTGTTGCGCGTGGATGATCCGGCCCCGGCGAACAACAGCCAGGAATCGGCATGACGGAGAAGATCAACAATATCGCGGACTGGCGCGTCACGATGGACGGCGTCGATCTATCCGATCGGCTGCGCCCCCGTCTCGTCTCCCTGTCTCTGTCCGAAAAGCGCGGCGATGAAGCTGACCAGTTGGACATAGTGCTGAACGACACGGAC